CGCTGGAAACAAAGCTTGGTCCGCATTAAGAGATCGAACTGTAGTACTAGGTGCATGGAGGAGATCACAAGGATTCCCAGAGGTGTTTGCAATAAAGGTGACACCTCCAATCCTACTAGTAGAGTAACCAGTGGGAGCGGAAATTCTGCGACCGTCGTCAACACACGTACGAACTTGTTGGGATGTGATAAAAGGGAAGGACACCACGTTCAAATCCCATTGATCACTGAGTCCAAAACTCGAGGCGGACACAGTGTCAGTGAAATTCAAAACTAAGGTGTTTTGGAGTTGGCAGGAGACTGAGGGACGACCGTTGATATTAAACTGCTTATCATGAAAGATGTCAGTGCAGGCAATGAAATATCCACGTTCATCGTCAGTGAGAGAAGACAGGATGCGGGAAGCAACCTCATTATCAGTAGAGAAACGAGAGAGAGACATGAGGTAGAAAAAGAAAAGAAACAGATCAAGAAAAGAGAAGAAAGAGGAGAAAAGAAAAGGAAAGAAAGAACCAAAGAGGTTACGAAGGGATTACCGGAGAGCTGTCACTCCGGCCATCCCCATAATCAACTTCGGCAAGAATTTTCCACAAGGGGTGATAGAGGAACGCCCCCAATGGAATGTCCCTCAAGACATTTTCCACTTGATAGATCATGAAAAGAACATCAGTGCCGTATCTGTAATTAAGAAACCGTTCCAGGGCAGGAGTTTGCAGACTAGGACACTGGTGGGTGTATATCTTGAAGTTGGTGTCAGGTTTTGAGAAGTTTGGCTGAAACCTCTCGATCAAAGTACGGACAAGGGGGGTAGCCACAGGCCCGATAGAACTCAAATTCATACGAAGGCCCTCTTCCAGGGAGGGAACAGGAGCAAAGCTTTTAAGGAGTTTCATAACTGCACTGGGTAAAGGGCTCCAGGCATATGATCCCTCCAAAGTTTCACACCAGAACCCTTTAAGAAAAGTTCCATGCATAAAGTTTGAGTGCGTTTTGATCTTTGAAATGAATCCAAAATCGGAAAAAGGAAGGCCGAAGTTCATGAAATGAATGGTCGAATGCATCGTAAGTATCGTGTTACCCAGACAGGTGTCCGGTTTGCCCGTTGCGGTTTGCGGTTCATTCAATTTGACTTTGAACTTGTACTCTCTATTCCTTCCGTAAGCAATTTTGATTGGACATTCTGCCATCTTTTTGAACAAAGCGAGAAGATTATCAGGAATGCCCCATTCAGAATACACTAAACGGAGAAATTTTTGTGCTGCGCGCCGTTGAGTGGAGTCGTAAGCGGAAAAGTCATTTTCAAGAGCTTCGATTGTGCCATCCTCCTTCCTTCGTAAGACCAAAGTGTCGTCACCCATAAAAATCCCAGCCCAACTTATGGTTTTGGCTTTGAGGAGTCGAATGCTATGAAGGAACCATTCCGACAAATCCTCGGCTACCATTCCACAAGCAAAAGCCAGGGTG